GTCCATTTGTAGAAAAGTTTGGCCCTGAGTATGATAAGCGAATCAAGACCCGTCTGGCCAGTGAAATCATGCTGTACGACCCTTACACGGGCGTAGCTGGTCGGACGGACTTGGTGGCTGATACCTACGAATATGGTGTTGCCATCATTGATTACAAAACAAGCAAGTTTAAGAAGGGTAAGGCCAGCTTTTGGGACTCCTACAGGGTTCAATTAGCTTTTTATGCTCACTGCTATCAGGTAAAAATGAATTTACCAGCACCACCAACGATCATAAACGTCGGCATCAATAGTCTTGAACCTGATTTGCCGCAATGGAAGGTGTACACCTTAGAAGAGCAAGAACAGGCTTACCGTGAATATCTCGCTATTGCATTCCTGTGGTTTAGCACCAAGGATTATTGGCCTAAGGGTGATTTTACGCGCCCGTCGCAACAAGTGATCAAGGGAAACGATAATTTGATAACAGCTTAACCGAAAGGAACTCAGTGGACACAGCGGAATTGAACAATGCGCTCAAAGGGCGCATGGATGAAATGGTAGCAATGCTATTTCCAAATGCTAAGGTTCGCGGCAATATCGCGCACCTTGGTTCCATTAACGGTGAAGCTGGAGACAGCTTCCACATTTACGTTAGCGGGACTAGGGTTGGCTGCTTTATTGACCGAGCCAATGAATCAGACAAGGGCGGAACACCGCTCTACCTTTGGTCCAAAGCCAAGAACATCACGTTCTTCCAAGCCGTTAAAGAGGCTAAGGAATGGCTTGGGGTCAAAGATGAGTATGCATCCGTTAAAAAGTACAAGCCGAAGACCTATCAAGCTCCTGAGGTCAAGGGTAAGGACATTCAGTTGGTTACAACCAACACCAAGGCTGAGGATTATCTCATAGGAGAAAGAAGGCTGAACCGTGAGGTGGTTACAATAAACCGGATTGCTGATGCTCATCAAGGTGAGGTCATTGTCTTCCCGTACTTCGACAACTGTAAGGACAAAGCGGTTCATTTGAAGTTCTTGGGCATAGACCGTGACGAGAACGGCAAGAAGAAGATGTGGTCCTCAGATGGCACCAAACGCTGTTTGTTCAGCAAATGCACGGTGTCGGACGATGAACGGCACCTTGTTATTACCGAGGGCGAGATCGACGCCATGAGCTATCAATCGGCGGGCATATCCGCAGTCAGCGTCCCTAACGGGGTGTCTGACCAAGAGTGGATTGAACTCGATTGGGAATGGCTAGAGCGGTTTGAGAAGATATACATATCAACCGATATGGATGGAGCGGGTCGTGAAGCGGCTGAGAAGCTGGCCAAACGCCTTGGCTTGCATCGAACCTACGTCGTAACCTTACCGCATAAAGACGCCAATGACTGCCTCAAAGCTGGATTCACCCAAGAAGACTTCCTTAAAGCCCTTAACGCCTCCAAGCAGATCGACCTTGAGGAAATCAAGTGCGCGAATGCGTTCACTGATGGCGTATGGGACCTTTACGACGCGAAGAATGCCTCCCAAGGGTACAGCACGCCTTGGGATGATTTACCGTTACGCATTAGACCGGGCGAGTTTACTGTACTATCGGGCTACTCTGGCCATGGTAAAACTCAACTCCTTAACCACTTAGTCATTCATTTGATTAGCAATGGTGCGCGAGTTTTTGACGCATCCTTGGAGATTAAGCCCTCCAAGACGCTCCAAATGATGACCAAGAGCGCATTGGCCAAGAAGCAGCCGGACAACAAGGAAGAGTTGATCAAGTGCATTGATTGGCTTAGTGGTAGCCTGTGGTTTTATGACCACGTTGGCGTAGCTAGTCGTGAGCGTATCCTTGATGCTATGAGCTATGCTCGTAAGCGGTTTGGGGTGGAAATTTTCATCATTGATTCCTTGTTCAAGTGCGGCATCGCTGGTGAGGACTTCACGGGTCAACGCACCTTTATGGACCAACTAACGTCGTTCTGCAATGATACGGGTGCTCATGTCATTCTGGTGGCTCATAGCCGCAAGAGCGAGAATGAGGACCGTGTACCCACCAAGACCGACATTAGCGGCAGTCAGGACATTAACAATGCCGCATTCAATGTTATCGTGGTGTGGCGCAATAAGCTCAAGCAACGTAAATGGGATGAAGCCAAGCAGCGTGGCGATGTGATGAAGCAGACCGAGATTGAAGGCTGGTATGATGGTCGCATCCGTATCGACAAGCAACGCTTTGGTGATGGCGAGGACAAGGACGTTCCGTTGTTCTTTGACCGTACCTCATGGCAGTTCTGGACTAAGCAATACGTCCGACACACCTACTTCGATGCCAAAGGAGTGTAAACAAGTTGAGGGCGAAGCACTACGTTATTGGGTGGAATCCTCGGAAGAGGATAAACCGCATTTCGTGGATTTATTTGAGGACGGTGGCAACGGTCATTGCTCATGCCCTCATTATCAAATCAAATGCCGTCCTAAATACCGTGAGGGTGGGCGTATCATCAATCATGGATACCCCAACGCCACACGTTGCAAGCACATCAACACTGCCATGCTGTTTCAGATGGACCAGATCATTCAACAATCCAGAAAAAATCATGAAGATTATGTTAATAGCCTTAATCATACTATTTAGCGTAACGCTAATTGGCGTTAGAGCTTCCAGCAAAGTAATAACCTACCCACCGTTGGAAGAAGTTAATGAAATCCGCTTCCTGAAGTGCATTGAGCTAGTCGAGAATAGCCGTGGGAAGACAGGTAAACGAGGTGAGTACGGTATCTACCAGATTCACCCAGCCACATGGAAAGAGCACAGTAACATACCAATGGTTATGGTTCCCGAATCAGTGCAACGTAAGGTTGCTCTTAACATCCTGCGCCACAATGCCCAAATCATTGAGCGTCGCGGGGACGTTGTTAACAACTATTCTCTAGCCATAGCTTGGTGCGCTGGTCCTTACGCCAAAAGAATTAGCTCACACGCATGTAACTACGCTTACCGAGTAATCAATTTGTATCCAGAAACACAATGAACAATGCACAAAAAGCCCAAGAGTTAGTCCTTGGTGACCGTAACGTCAGTTACGGCAACCCTAAGGACGATTACACCAAGACAGCCAAAATGTGGTCTGGTCTTTTGCACTCCAAACTAAAAGAAGACATCACCGCCGAAGATGCGATACTTATGATGGTCTTACTCAAATTAAGCCGCGAGATGTTTCGCAGTAAGGAAGATAACATCGTAGATGCCCACGGTTATCTCCTTTGCTATGACTGGGCACTAACCGGACAAAAGCCAACTGAAGCATGAAAAACCGCAATGTCGCTAATGAGCGCAATTGCCCCGAATGCGGGGTATCGTGGGTGGGTGCCGTTATCCCGCCTGACCTTCGTAAGGAATACAACAACAAGACCAACTACACACGGTTAATCCAATGCTACGATTGGAAGACCAAGAAAACCACGGGTTATGAATGTCCCGATTGTTTTGAATCATTTCCATTATCCAGAAAATGAAAATAACTATTGGCATCGACAACGGAACTACGGGCAGCATTGGCATTATCTTGCAAGATGGACACAAAAAAGAGGCTTTCTTTGCGGAAACACCCTCAAAAATGTCCATCCTTGGCAAGAAAGAGCGCCATATCCGCCGCATTGATCACCAATCCCTCAATGAACTCTTGATGGTTAACGCCATAAAGCCAATGGTCTTGAATAATAATGTAACCGTCCACGCTTACATTGAGCGTCCATTTACCGGACGGTTCATGGGCGCTGTGTTGCCCGCTCAACGCTCATTTGAGGCCGTTCTGATCGTTCTGGAGCAGTTGAACATCCCTTACAGGGTGATTGACTCGAAAGAGTGGCAGAAAGCCCAATTGCCTGACATTAAAGGCTCAAAGGAGCTAAAGGCGGCATCTTGTGCCCTTGGGCGGTCAAAATGGCCAGATTTGGCTGCAATGGTGCTTAAACACGGTGATGCGGACGGGCTAATGATTGCTGATTACTACCACAATAAGGTAGTATCGGAAGCATCAGCCAATGAGTCCTGACTCTCCTACCTACAAACTGGGCGAAATGGTGTATCACAAGACTGAAGATACGCCGGGGGTTATCGTTGGGTTGCTTTACAAGTCTTCGGGCCTACTGTATCAAGTGTCTTGGCAGGGTAGGCTAATAGAAGAACACGAATCAGTTGAATTGACCTCGGAAAGGCCCTACTTCACCAGTACCAACAGCCAAGCAGAAGAGGCATAATGTGCTTGACACGTAAAGCGGATTAATATACCTTCGGTATCAGATTAAAGCAAAACGTAGCTATTGGCTACGAATGGTTGGCCAAACCTGCCTTAACGACCCCTCTTACGACTCTGTAGGAGGGGTTCCTTTTTTAAAGCAGACGGAAGTAGTTCTGCGGTTTTTTGCAGGAGCTAGTCATTCCACGACGCTTCTCAACTATGCCGTCTTTTTGCCATTTATCTAGTTTATCCCTAGCGGTTCTTTCATTCAGTTTATATTTAGCAACAAAATCCATGGCCGTGAACCAACCCGCTTCATCAGGTATAAATTCAGCCGACATTAACTCATCCATCTTGGCCCAAGGGTCGTTAGTTTTCATTAGTAAGTCTTAACTTCGGAGGCAGTGCGGAATTTACCATTAATACCCCGTACTTGGAATATGGAGTAGGTTCCATCATCCTCGACCCACCCATAAGCCCAACCATGACTCCACCTTAGTTTACCCGTCTTGCGGTTTGCATAGTCAGGGTTAAGGTCGCACAAGCAACCAATGCAACGCGCCTCCTGCGGATTGAGGCCGGGGGTTTGAAAGGATTCGATTGAGTGGCAATGGCCAAAGGCCACGTTTCCATAGATACGGCTATGGGATGCACACGCTGACATTCCGGTATGGAATCCATGAACCACGTTAAGGTGTCCAATCTGGAGCACACCCGCACGACTATCGTAGGGCATTAGAGAGGCTTTGTTCCTCCTTGCGACGTACTCTATGTCCAGTACCATTCTGTGCCCCAAATCGGCTTTAACGGCATCTACTGAATTAACTAGGTCGTATGCACGCACATCGTGATTACCCAGCATCAAAGTGTTTTCTGAACCACCTTCAAAGAAAGCATCAGCAAATTCTGCCCCTGCTTGAAAATCATCCCGCATGGATACTGCGCGATCATCCTCCGAGGCTCCCTTGCGGATAGCGGAGAAATCCCATAGGTCGCCAGCTATCACCCTTATTTCAGGTTTAAAGTCCTTCGTGAAATTGATGCACGCATTGCAAGCACGCTCATCCTTGTGAATCCCATGAATGTCACTAGCAATGACGAACTTTTTCATGGATTCTGAAGCATATCACTTTATAAAAAATGACAAGACTATTTATTCTTACGACGTTTTGGTTTAATGGAAACCAGCACTTTTTCTTTGGGTTTAATCCAAGGTGCTACGGCAAAAACGATGCCCAGCCCAGCAGCAACGGTAGCAAATCGCTCAAAGGTTAGCAGGGATGAATCAGCCGCACTCTTGTATTGGCGCGATATGGTCAAGTTCTCCAAAAGCAGCCTGTTAATCAGCTCGGTCATTGGGTCAATCACCCCATAAAGTTCAGCAGTCATTGCTGGGGAATTGAGCGTTTCAATCTTCCCGCTATCACAAGCCGCACGGGCTTTCTTAAGGTAGGCTTTAACCAATTTATGCTGCGCCAACAATTCTGGATGCTGATTGTACTCGGCAATCAATTTCTCGGCATCAATTTCCAGCTTATTGAGGGAATCACAGAACTCTTTTGAGTTCATCAACCCTTTGCTTGCTTTGGCCTGACCATCAACAATAGATAAAGCGTAAACATCAAAAAGTGGACTCAACACATTGCTGGTACGTGCGAATTCTTTATCGCTTTGTGCAATGTTAGATGAAACATTTTGAACCGTCATTACGCCAACACCTGAAAAACAAATCACTGTTAATGCGAGAGCAGCAGTAATGGCTTTAGGGTTCATTTTTTAATCAGTTTGCTTGGATTCTTAGAATAGCTCTTAGCCAAATTGGTTAGACCGTCGATTATCTCAGGGCTTACCACCCCTGCCACACCATACGTTATTGCTTTAACCAAGGAGCTGACTTCAATCTGTTCCACGATAAACCAAGCGATGGTGGAAACAATAGCAGCCATCAGGATGCGTCGAATGCTATCCCACGGTGTGCCTTGAATCGGATTGGCGAGCAGACGAGCTGTCATACCAGCTCCGCCAATGACTGCCGTAAGCCATCCCGTCTCTTTCCACACCTTGGCTATTTCCATGAGGTCTTTTGGGTCATTCATTTGGATTTACGGGTCATTCTATCGCCAAACCACCATCCAATGCAATTAAATGCACAAAACTGGATTTCATCAATCATGTCTGCTTGCTCAAGCGAAGTGACCCGAAAGAATACAATGGTCACCAAGACAAGTAATAGCAGGGTAATGACTGGGCGGAAAAGGGTGATTGTGTTAGCAGCCCACGGAGAGATGTTATCAGGAGGTGTGGCAGCTTGTTGACTAGCGGTAAAAGCGTCCCATCGAGCTTTATCGCTGGCAATTTCCGCCATAGCCTTTGCCTCTTCAAGTTTCCGTTTGTGCTCTTGGCCCGCTTTATAATTGTCAAAGAAACCATTTCCAATACGGAGTAAGACGCCTAATGCGCCGCCTCCTAGTGCGTTTGTGATGAGGTCGAGCATAGTTATGCAGCTTTAGGGTTAGTAAGACGACGGAACAAGAAATACGGGAGCCAAAGCCATTTTGGCATCTTGATTATCTTAACATGGGTGTTCTGCACCGTAGGCACATTAGCATCCCACAGTTTAACGCGAATGGGTTCACCATCCGGTGAGCAACAATTGATCAACGATACATTGCGCGTGGGGTCCCTGCCAAATTTCCAATAGTTATCATATTGGCCACACTCAATAGTACCCGAAATAACGCAATTTGAGAGCTTAAAGCCATCAATGGCTCCCTTGACCGTGGTTGAGCCTTCAATCGTGCAGGATTCAACGGAATAGCCGCTACCGCGCACGCAATCAATGCTATCCTCACGACTGTCAGGGATAGTCAGTCCGCGAGCCACAAGATTGTTCACATTTGAGCATTTAAACAGGTCATCCCAATCTTTGGGGAAAACTGGAGGCTGCCACACCTCGGACGTAATGAGCCTATCGTTGTCTTGTGGGCCAACGTAAGACTTCCAATTGACATCCGAGGTGCCGCTCATGACTTATTTGGGAACCGGAACGGGCCTTGGCGCATTGTCGCCGCCATCCAGTCCAAGCTCTTTGGCTAGGAGTTGAGCAGAGCGCAAGCAGAGGTCATGTTGATTAGCGTCAACAGGAGCACGACGACTAGCGGCGTAAAGGTTATTGAGGGCAATATCCTTGGTTAATTCAGGTGCGGGTGATGAAGGTTGATTACTCATGGTTATTCAATAATGACAATCCATTAGGCTTTTGCAAGGCAATTAGGCCGCAGGAGGGGTGGGTGGTGCCCACGGCAATGGAACAGGCTCCGCTTTGTTTGGGTTCAGTTGCTTGGCAATTTGAAGATCAATATGTTCAGCGTAGTTAGGGCTGGCAGCAACAACACCCTGAATCCATCCCAATACGATGGCTTCCGTCAGTTGGTCATACGGAATGACCGCAGACGTTGGGTCATATTTGAATGGGGTGGCTCCAGAAAAGGTTCCACTCAATCCGGTGGCACTATCCGTACCAGTTTTAGTCCAGCGGGTTTGAACAACAAAATCAGGGTTTCCGCCCTGAGTGTTGGCAAGCATATCAGTAACTTTCCATGTGTAGGTGATCATAGGTATTAAGATTTAGATTCTAAGGTTTTGATGCGTTCCAGCAAGTTTTTATTCATCGCATTGAGTTCTTTGACGGCATTAACCAATGCGGCGATGATTGGACGTTCTTCAAGAGAATAACGATCATCCTTTTGGTCGTAATGAACGGCTTCGGGAATTACGGTTTCAACTTCTTGAGCAATGAAGCCCGTGTAGGCAATATCACGCCGCAGCGTCGATTTTTCGTTCCAATGGAAACGCACGGGACGAAGACCGAGAATAGCGTCAAGACCGCGCTCAAATTCATTGATAACGTCCTTGTAACGACCATCAGAGGTTTGAACAAGGGAAACGCACGTTACGGTGCCGTATTCGTTAGCTCTGAAAATGGTGCCGCCACCGCTATTGTTAGCGTCAATCGGAGAATAGCTACTGCCAGTAAGGAGCGTGATGTTAAGGCCAACATAGCCACTGGCTACACCAAGACCCCAATGGGTATTGCCGTATCCATTGTATCCCGTGCTGCGAATGGCATCAGCTCGGCTACCACCAAGGGTAACGCGCCCCATGTTGGATTCGTTTTGCGGGTCGCAATAATATCCATAGTCAATGTTATCGTAAAGCAAAGCAGCATATACCGCATTGTTACAGTAGATGTAATTGTTTGCCTGAATCAGGCTAAACTGCGATGTCCCATTGGGATTCATGTAGTATCCCGTATCATTGCTATCGTAATAAATTGGAGCGCGAAAATCTTGTTCAGCAATTCCAATGTATTTGATTCTTACATGATTATCGCCCTCGCCAATTGTCATTGCTAACGTGCTGTTATATCCGTTTACATAAAAATTGTGAGCACTATATGCTTGATGCGCGTGGTATCTAATACCAGTATAAAAAGCAATATCCATTGGCTGCGGCCATGCTCCAGCTCGTTTGCCGATTAAATACTGATAATCGCTATCAGAATGCCAATTAATTATTAACCTATCTGAAGTTGATACACCTTGATTACCAATATAAATAGCGGTTCCTGCGTCGGTAGTTAGTCTAGAAATTCTGGAATTTGAAGCGAAATCTCCATAGTATCCTGTGTTATCGCTATCGTAGAAAATTGGTGCTCTCCAAGAACCACCAGCTATTCCAGTTCCATCGCCTTGTGCAAAGGAAAATTTTGTATATGCTGTTCGATTGCCTGAGCTTCTAGATGGAACCGTATTTGAGCCAAGGTTATTTGTTGAAGTCTCAGCGGTGATAAGAAAAGTATTAGCAGGATTATCATGCCATAAACCCCAACCAGTATTAGGTTCAAAATCAGCGAAAATAGCGGTCCACCCCTCAGAAGTAACTTGTTGGATGGCGATTGCACCACCAGATGAGCTTGTGCCACTAGCATTTACCAATAAACCGGGTTTGTTATACGTAGCCGCATTTACTGAACCTGCGATATTTACAGACGTACCTGTGTTGTTAAAATCCGCATAATACCCCGTATTACCGCTGTCATAAAAAACTCCAGCATATAAACCGGAACCATTGCTACTATTTAATCCAAAGAGAGGAACCTCGTAAGAAGTCCCATAAGATGTTGAGTAAGTGGTTTGCGTACTTATCCACATTCTAGGGGTACTACTGCGGAAAAAATGTAAAGCAGTGCAATATGGCACATCTCCGCCTGTGTATCCGTTTATCCACAAAGTGTCAGACCATGTAGTAGGAATACCCGTCATCGCAACCCTTGCTCCGATAGATGTTCCGAAATAATCTTGTGGATTGCCGCGAACACCGCCATCGTATCTGGTGGGAAATCCATTAGATACGTTAATCGTTCCAGATATAGTGTTAGTTACCGTTAATCCAAGAAGATTGCTTGTGCTGGCGGGGTCCACGTAATAACCCGTATTATTACTATCATAGAAAATTGGAGCACGAACATCACCAGTAGCAGTTATTCTTGCGTTGCTACCATCAATAGCAATTGCATTGGTGCCATTCCAAGAACCACCATAAATATAAACGCGAGAGTCTGTGGTTCCACCGTTACTTCCAGCCGCAATATAGCCAGCGGAGCCTAATCTGTTAGATGGGCCATACCAGATACCGCTACTAAATGCAGAACTTTGGTTAATACGAAGATAACTGTCCGTAGTTTCAAAAATGGTTTTACCGTTACCAGAAAGAATGTTGATATTGGTAGTATTCTGAAGATCGGCGTAAAAATTCGTATTATCGCTATCGTAGAAAATTGGTGCTCTTGAGGAAGTACGGCTATAAGTGTTACCTGTTTCTACAGCAGTAAAATCCACAATTGATGTTCCGCCAAACGCCGAAGCATGGCTAAAATTCCACTCACTTTTACCGGATTCTTTTAAGGCACTGACATTAAGATTGAGATAACCTGCTCCAGCACCATTACTAGCTATAACAGTGCCGTTTGCTAAACTACCTAATTGTATTGCATTGTTAGTGGCAGTAGATGAAATGCCGCCTCCATTAAATGCATTAGTTCCAGTCCAAGTATTGTTGGTTCCTAATATCGAAGACCCCGGTGTTCCTTGTGCTCCAGTAGCACCAGTAATGCCTTGTGGGCCTGTGGGTCCAGTAGGACCCGTCAAACCCTGAATACCCTGCGCTCCAGTAGCACCCGTAAGACCCACTGGGCCTTGTACGCCTGTTGGTCCGGTTGTGCCCTGTGGACCCGTTACGCCCTGCGCTCCGGTTGGTCCTTGTACGCCTGTGCTGCCCTGTGCGCCTGTTGACCCCTGTGGGCCAGTAGCACCTGTTGTACCCTGTGGGCCAGTCGAGCCAACGGCTCCGGTAGCACCCTGTACACCAGTAACACCCGTGCTGCCTTGTGGTCCTTGCACACCAGTAGCTCCCGTGGTTCCTTGGGGACCCTGAATGCCCTGTGGTCCTGTAGCTCCGGTAACGCCCGTAGCGCCATCAATACCGGATGCCCCTTGCGGACCAGTAGCTCCGGTCAATCCTTGTGGACCAGTCGGTCCTTGTAAGCCCGTTGGGCCTTGGATACCTGTTGCACCCGTAATACCAATCGGGCCAGTTGGACCTTGTGGTCCGGTAGCACCGGATGGCCCAATTTGGGTGTACATCACCTGTGTAGCGGTGAGGATAACCGAAGGAGTGCGCGGATACGTAGCGTTAGCGGGAATCGTTTCCAGTGAGACGTTCGCGTTGGTTGTTTGCCAGAAAAGCTGAATGTAATCGGTAGCTGACAGCGACAGTACAAAATTGACGGTCAGGATTTGCGACGAGAAATCGCTCCCTTGCTTGTCGGGAACGTCGTAATGGGAATTCGTATCCGCGAGGATGGCTCCGTTCTTTTTAAGGAAGAATTGCGACGTACCAGATGCCGTGCTGCGGTTGGTCAGTTGAATCGAGAATGTAATGCTGTAAACGCCTTGATACTCAAAGGTTACTTGGCTGCTAGAAGCCACGGTAACACCATTATTGGCCGCATCGGAGCTATTAAGCGTAACGGCTTGCGGGGTATTGATTGCAACGGGGGTTTGATCGGTGGTATCCCAAAAAGAACCCCAATAACCAAGAGCACCACCAGCACCCTGCACACCCGTAGCTCCGGTAGCACCAGTGGCTCCAAGACCACCCGTGCGGGTAAAGTTAATGCCATCAGTACCGATAATGATGCTGCCATTGACGCCAGTACCAGTAAGGAACTGAATCATCGTAGCGCCAGCAAAGCTAGTGCCTGTTAGAACGAACGCAAAGTCGCCGTACTCAACCTGTTGAGCGATATGATTGTCAAAGTCGGTAGCGCGAGTAAAGCGATACTTGGTTGAGGGCGAACCAAGGCTAGTAACGGTGTAGATACCGTTCTCAATGGGGTTAGTCCGGTCATCAATGATCAACCGATTGCCAACCGCAGCGGTTTGCCCATCAATTAGACCAAGAGCACCGTTAGCATCGGCCTCAATGTAAGCGCCAACGCCATAACCACCATCAGCGCCAAGAGAACCAGCGAAATAGGTGGATGCGGTTTGACCCTGTAGAACGAAATTAACGGATTGGTGGGCATTAGCCGTACCAGCAGGTCCGGTAGCTCCCGTGCCACCCTGAGGACCCGTAGGGCCTGTTGGACCGCTAGGTCCGGTTGGGCCTGTCGTACCAGTTGGCCCAGTTGTCCCTTGGGGACCCGTTGGACCCGTAGGACCAGTGGTTCCCGTAGGACCTGTAGTACCTTGCGGACCCGTAGGCCCGCTCGGCCCAACAATACCAGTAGCTCCAGTAACACCTTCGGGACCCTGAATACCAGTTGGTCCGGTTGTTCCCTGCAATCCCGTTGGTCCCGTTGTACCAGTCGGTCCAGTAGTACCTGTTGGACCCGTAGTTCCGGTGGGACCCGTAGTACCACTAGGACCTGTTGGTCCTGTGGTTCCAGAAGGACCTTGAATACCTGTAGGACCCGTCGTACCTACTGGGCCTGTCGGCCCAATAACGCCTGTAGGACCTGTAGTGCCCTGCAATCCGGTAGGACCTTGTAATCCCGTGGGGCCTGTAGTACCAATAGGGCCTGTTTCACCAATCGGGCCAGTCGGACCCGTGGTTCCTGTCGGTCCAGTCGTGCCAGAAGGACCTGTCGGTCCCGTTGGACCGGACGGACCAGTAGGCCCTGTCGGGCCAGTGGTGCCCGTAGGTCCAGTAGTTCCTTGAATACCGCTAGGACCAGTTGGTCCGGTAGGACCCGTTGTGCCTGATGGTCCTGTTGGCCCAGTTGGGCCAGTTGGGCCTGTTGGGCCTGTAGTGCCGCTAGGGCCAGTAGGACCAGTAGGTCCGGTGGGTCCTGTAGTTCCGGTAGGTCCGGTGGTGCCAGTGGGTCCCGTCGTGCCTGTGGGGCCTGTAGTACCCGTTGGACCAGTGGTGCCCGTTGGGCCAGTGCTGCCTTGTGGACCCGTTGGTCCGGTTGGTCCTGTTGGACCTGACGCGCCAGTAGGTCCGATTAAATCGGGGAAAATAACATCGAAATTAGGCGGCGTACACCAATTGGGCTGGTCACAAGACGACATAAGTGAAAGGTAGCATCTTTAATCTCCAGAGGCAACATTCTCAAGTCCTTTGAGGTGCAATCCATCCTGCATAGATAGCAGAGGTTTAAGTTTCCCCTTAGGCTCGAAATGAACTCCCATCATTTCATTGGTTCCATTGTTGAACTTAATTTTATTTGCAGGTAGTCGCTTGAGCATGTCCTTGCTGATGTTAATATCGTAGAACTCAACAATATCCTCAATCCAATCCTGCGAACAACCATCCTCTAGGGCCTTGAGCAAAACGGCCCACGCAAGTCCTTGATAGCCGGGCGTGACGTAATCCATCGAAAAACGACACTTGCGATTTGAATCTATGTGATAGCCGATTTTCATGAGTTAGGTCATTAGAAATGGTTATAGGACACTAAATGATTAATTGACAAGCCTAAAGATTATTTGCTACATTTCAGCATCAGGGGTCTAACTGCAAAGTCGGCTCGCCTTAATTGGCATACCCGCTGTGAGCAAACGGGTCTAGGTCATTTGGAACTACCCACCGAATGGCAGTATTAATGGCTGCAAATCCATTATAGAAAAAACACTCACACAGTATTATCATGCCTATCACTCCTACTCCTGCTTACGTCGATCTTCCGACAGCGACCCAAATCTTCGCTGCGGACCCAACTCGCATCATCGCTCCCATTGGCGCTGCTTTGGCCGCTAATGTTCCTTACCTCTCGGTTCTTCCACAGAAGACCTTTGAGGCCCAAGTGTCCCCCATCCACGTCAGCGTGGTTCAAGGTCGTACCGTCCCCGGTACTTCCATGACCTTCCCGACGTTTAACACGATGGGCAGTGTCACTGCTATCGGACCCAATGCTGGTAACAGCAAGAGCGGTACGTCGAGCTATCAATACCAAGCGAAAATCTACCAAGATTTCTCGGATGTTATTGCCCTCAACGTCGCTTACAATGCGTTCAAAGAGTCCCTTACTTCGCAGCTCCAAGCTGTGCAGCAATACTCCACGGAACTCATCAATGCCGATACCCGTGCTGAAATCTTCACCCGTTCCGGTGTTAAAGCTGTTGTTCAATCGAGCGCCAGCTTCTACTCCACGATCAGCGGTGGTCAGCAACAAATCGACACCCCACTCCCGAATACCTATTCGGATACCCGTCTGAGCTTCCAGCTCCTCCATCACTACGCTCGTTACCTCACGCAAGACCTCCTTGCTTGGAAGTTTGGCGAGGGCGAAAACGCGCACGTTCGTTTCATTGGTTCCGCTGACATTCTTGAGGCCCTTCGTCAGGACCTCGGTGGTGCGGCTGGCCCCGGTGGATACGTCCAATACCCAATCGGACCTCTCGCTGCCAACAGCATTGCTGGTGACAAAGAGGCGATGAAGGGAATGACGGGCTACCTGTTCAAGCCCATGTTCCGTGGTATCGACTTCGGTGAGGACCAACGCCCCCTCCGCTACAACTGGACTGGTTCCACGTATGTTGCGGTTGAGCCATACGTCCAAGTTGCTGGCACGACTGGCAATATCGAAGTTGTTAACCCCGGCTGGCTGGTCGCTTCTCACGAAGTCGGCTTCCTGTTTGCTCGTAACTCTTTCGAGCGTCAGGTTCCCGCTAAATGGGTTGGCGAAGGCCGTGTGAAATGGGCGCAGCAAATGTTCGGTGGAGAAGTCATCTTCGGGGCTTACCCTGACATGGTGCAAAACTTCTTCCGTAACTACGGTGTGCTCGCGTTCCAAATCGGTCGTGCTTTCCGCCCGATCTATCCTTGGTTCGTGCTCCCCATCGTTTACAAACGGTGCAATGTTGACGATGCCCCAGCTTCTTGCTCTGGCGTCTCTGGCGTCTAATCAACTGATTAGTTAGCCAATAAATTGGGCCTACCTTTTACTGGGTAGGCCCTTTTTACTGTCCAAGTAAAACAATCTTATTGATTAAACGTGAACCATGTGGCCCTTCCGGTGATACCAACCGCTGCCCTCAGGGTCATTGGATGGGCGGCGTAGGTCAGCAATCTGTTGGAAGATGGCATCGTAACGCTTTGCACACGTTTCTAGCGAATAGAGCTGTCTGGCCCTGATACTGGTGAAAGAACGGCTTAAATCGCCCGCATTGACCTTTTTAAGGGCATCCAGCCAATCGCCAAGGGTATGGCAACGGTATCCCGTTTGACCATGGACCAAGGTTTCCGCAAAGCAGCCGTAATCTGTAGCAATCAGGGGTGTACCGCATAGCTGTCCTTCAACGCCAGCGCCACCAAACGGTTCAATGTAGCGGGTTGGCATCAGAAGGGCCTTAGCATTGCCTAATAGCTCAGAACGGGCCTTTCCGGTCACTGGACCGATATACTTGAGGTTCTTATGCGCCCATGGCTTGGGGTCGCCTTGGCCAGCAAGGATGATTTCCTCATCAATGCACTCAGCAATGGCCTTAACCACATCCAGACCCTTTTCAGGGCAAATTCTGCCGTAGTAGAGGAAATATTTGCCGGGTTCAGGTTGGTAATCCCAATCATCCAAATCAAAGTAATTGGGCACAATCCAGCAGTAATCCTTACCACCCGTTCCAACCACAGGTAGATTGTCCTGATTGTAAGCAATGCGACCATTGCCGTCAAAGTGCAGGGTCTTCCCAAGGTGGTAGTGCATCCAAGCGTAGGATTCAAAGATGCGGTAGGCACCAAAGTCATTATCAGGATAACCAATGCCCGTTTCAACGTGGTGTTGTTGCGGGAACATCTTCACAAGGTCCGCATGAGCACGCCCAAAGGGATGGCAGATAATGTCTCCGTCATTGACGTACTTAGGCAGGGCGGCTTTCAGGCGTTTATCGAACTCAATCCAGTGTGGTGAGCCAATAACCGCTGTATTGCCATGGAATGCGGTCTTCTCATGCTTTCCAGCAAACATGTTCAGCTCATCCTCTGTGAGCATTTGAACCTTAACGTCAGCGGTGGTCTGTGAATCGCCGTTAGAATACTCAACGCACTCATAGCCGAATGGCTGCATCATCTTGGGGATGCGGAATGCTTTTTGAGTGAACGCACAATGCTGATAGGCAACATTGGGAACGGTATGGAACAGGCCGAGGATGTGGATACGTGGTTTCTTCATTTGTGGAAAATCATCGCGTTGTTAGCCAGCCAACCCATGTGGTAGCCGTTACGCATAAAGTTAAGGAAGTCAGTGGTAGCGATATTGTCGTACTTGTAGCCCAGCCATTCAAAGCGTGAGCACCAGTAATGCTTGGGTTGGCAGTTAATATGCCCATCTCCACCCTGCCCGATTTGAGCCGCCGAGAATACGACCATGGATGGGTTGCACTTAACGATGTACCGTATGTAATGCCATGAGTAATCCGCAGGGATGTGTTCCCCTACCTCAAGTGATAGCACTACGGGAGCGGTAAACTTGGGTTCATCCCAAATAATGTCCGTAACGTGGCATTCGGGAGTCTGCAAGCAGCGACGATCAACATCCACGCCCTTGGCGCTAATGCCAACATCATTGAGCGCGGCTACGTAATTGCCGGGACCGCAGCCCACATCAAGCACTTGCTCAACTCCATAGCCTTTCAGGTACTCAGCTATGCGTTTAGCTTGTGGCGTTTCTTCGTCTAGGATTCTTTCGTAGTTACAGGGTTCCATTTGATTTTCTTACCTTCGTTAGGATAATTGGGTCGAGTAATCCCGCAGGTCAGGTTCTCGCAGCCCATGGTTTCATTGCTGTCAAAGCACTTGAATTTACCAGTGTTAAGATGGACCAAGAATATCGGATTATGGTCGATGCCGTAATCAATCATGAGAATTGCCCTTCCTTCGCCTAATGGCGTCTGAACCCATATCGGGTTTGTGAACTCATGAGTGACTGTCATTTTCGCCTTGAACCTAGAACAGAATTCGTGCTTAATACAAGCATGAAAGTCAGCAGCAGCAACATTGAAGAAGTGGAATACGATGAACAGTCCGAAACAATGTCGGTTACGTTCAACAATGGCAGTACCTATGCGCTGTTTAACGTGCCCAAAGGCGTTTACGAACGCTTAATCAAAGCTGGCAGCATTGGGTCATACTACGCCAGCAACATCAAAGGTCGTTACAGCACCAGCAAGGTCAGGTAATCACTTTTCCTGCCATTCGGCGCGTTCAGCCTCGGTCATCTTTGGTATCTTCTTATTGGCGGGTTTGCTGACGGTCAACCCTGTGCCAAATTTGCTTTCAATTTTATCACGGAATGAGGCCAACGAAGCCTTGGTGTTAACAATCGTGTACTGACCGTCGCCGGGAACCTTAATCGTAACCTTTGGGGCTTCATCATTAAATGATGACAGAATCCTTTCAGCGTCTTTTACCTTGTTTGTGTAAGAACGACCGCTGCCCTTGGAATAGTATTCCTTGTCCTGTAATGCGCGAGCATAGGCTTCCTTGTCTTTTGCGGTCTTAAGTTCAGGAACATCAGGAGCGGCTTTCTCCAGTTCTGTAAGATTCTGCGTAAGGTAATCCTTTTGAGCAGCCATCTGTTTCTTTGAAGCCAATTGAGACACTTCGGAATCAAGTTTCTCGCTGGGTTTCAGCGTGATTTTGTTCTTGGTCTTAGTAACCGTAACTTCGGGATTGCTGACAACTGGGATTTCGGCAGGAGCAGGAGCCGCCGCAGCACTAGGACCAGCCGCAGGGGGTTCTGGTGGTGGCGTTACGGGAGCTGGAGCTGTAGGTGGAGCCTCTGGAGGCATTTCACCTGATTTTGGAGACTCTAGTTCTTGAAAGCTCTTGAGCGAAGCGGGTTTTGTTGGCTTATCCGGTTTGGCCACAAACAAATCAGTGACGTTTTTGAGGATAAGGTTGTATTCCCTTGGGTCTTTGGTTCCAGCAAGCACACGCGCAGCAATTTCGGTATCACTGTTAAGCGGAATGTTGCGCTCCTTAAATTCATTCAGAGCATTGACCTTACGCTTATTAAACTCTTCGGTAGTGAATGAAGGAGTGGTTTGAGACTTTGCGGCCTTTTCCTCACCAAGCATGGCTTTGCGCGTAGCTACCACATCAGCTTGTCCAAGACGCTCCGAGAGATATTGATTCCATTCTTGATCGGTTTTGTTCTTACGGAGATTAATTACATTTTGGTAATCAACGCCCTCTTTCTCCACAATCTGATCAATGATGCTTTGGTTCTGTTTCTCGATAGAACTCAGCTTTGCTTTTTCAACCGTTGCAGCAGCTTCATCAACAGCTTGTTTTTCAGCAGCCGCAGCTTGTTCTTTAGCGGCAGCAGCTTCATCGGCTTTCTGCTTTTTACCAGCAGCAATCGACTCATTCTCAATATCAATGTCACGTTGACGCTCCATGCGCTCATTCATGCCGCGCAATTCAACCATCAAGTCTTCGCGTGTCTTAGGCAAAGATTCTTTAATCTTGGATTCAGCCTCTTTGAACATCCCGCCAATCTCTTTCTTGGTCTGACGAGCAGCAGTAGCTACCGAAGATTGAACAGACGATTCTGTAGCAGCCTTAGTTGCTGTAGCCGCCTTTGGAGTTGTTTCTGGAGCGGGAGGCATTTCCCCTGCGGGTCCTAAATTAAGTTTACCGGAACGATGTAGCTCAACCGCTTTCTGTAATTCAGCAGTGTTGTTAGCTATGCCGATAGCGCGAACACTAGGGTTGGTTTCAAGGTCGCTTTTAATGAAGGCAGCTTTGTCGGGAGCAGCTTCAAGTTTAGCCCCCATCTCTGGAGTGATTTGATCGTAAACGTAATGAGATATGCCACGGCTTGAGCCAATGTTATCGTAAACCGTTGGAACAAATTCAGCGTAAATCATCCCGTGTTCAGGATGGTAAGAGTAACTGAGAACCCTATCGGTTGGCGAACGCTCAACATTTTGCTGACGCGCAGCAAATGCCTCAAGCGGACGAGCACCACGGGCTTCCCTAGGGATTTCACCCATCACGCGACCTGACGCCGCCGTTAAGCTAACATAGCGCGGGTCAAAACGATTCAATTTGGGGTCAATAACAGCACTTGTGCTACCAATCCGTTTGGCGTCAGCAACCAGATCGGTCACTTGGTCCATGGTTGGAGCCTTACTCATGATGTTCTTGCCGGAATCGGCAACAAAAGAAACTTCACCCGGTTTGATTTCAGGCACGGGTGCTTGTTTTTTACCCGCAATTATGTCAGCAGCATCGGTATAAAGACTAGATACGTTAATGCTTTCTCCGGGCTGAAATAAACGTGTGGATACAGCACCTCTAAGTTTTTGGCCAAGCGAATTTAGTGCTTCGGCTCCACCCTTGGCCGCGCTTAAAACCTCTGGAAGTCCTTTGGCTACGCCACCAGTAGCAGCACCAACACCAAAACCAGCCAAAGCAGCTTCTTTATCGCCGGGTTTATCGCTAGTTGCCGCTGCAAGGCTACCACCAAGCGCCCCGCCTAAACCAGCAGCCGTAAGGGTTGAGGTGATTCCTTTGATTGCATCAGCAGATGCGTTTTTAGTAAAATTACTGAGCGAAATGTAGTTCTGTAACCAATTTTGTGATGTGGCAATTTTGTCCGTAAGGGCATTAACACGGTCCAAGCCTTGCTCTTCGGTTAACCTAAGGGCAGGAATATCCTCAATATCTTTAGCGAGCTGACTTTGCAGTTTAAGAATTCGCTTTTCCAGCAATGGTTGAGCACCCTCTTGAATAAAATCATTGATTGCAGACACGAACTTTGTTTCAACGGCTTTAGGAATAAAAGATTCGCCAAGTTTAGAAGCAAATTGAAGTCCTTTCTTGGCTACGGTTGTTCCAGCTTTAGCGGTTGCAAGCGCAGCCTTGCCGCCCATCTCTGATGCCGTTTCTAGGGCTTTTACGGCCTTTCCGCCGCCACCAAGGGGCAACATAACCCCTCCGACGAATTCGCCTATTTTTGCAGCGGATGGCTTTTCTGCACCATAAGTCTTTTCCGTGTACTTTTGGGCTACATCCTGAAATTTCTTGTTAAGCTCAAGACGGTCCAATGCTTCTTCTGCCGAATTACGCAGCAATGCGTCATCCCCAGTAGCTTTGGCAATGCCGGAAACGGCTTCTTCGCCAATGTTGGCACCAAGATTAAGGGCAGCACGACCAGTCTCAGCTAGAACGCGAGGTACTTGAGCCATGCCAGCAATAGCTGCTTTAACAGGGTTTTCCATGTACTCAGGAAGTGCTTTTTCAACCACTTGTTGAGCACCGGACAAAGCCTTACCTGTTCCCTTAACCATTTCACCAACGGATGGAACGTACTGACCAGCCCGCTCAATTGGGCTATATTTCTTCATGCGCTGAACGTAGGTGTCAGTCCATTCCTTGCGCGCCAATTCCTTGTCGGCGTCGGGAGTATCAGCAGAAAACAACTTGGCTTCCGATTGCCGTAGTTTGGAATCAAGAATATCTAATGCAGATGATGGCTTATCTACGTTACTAGCGTTAGATAAAGAAAATTTGGCACCAGTTTGTGCAGGAAGCGGAGTTTGATTATTCGGAGCAGGAACCGAAGAATCAACATTAGCCGCATTGATTAGACTAAATGTAGCCATTTTCGGTATTATTTTTTGCGTTTGACCGTTGATTGATTTCCGTCCTCATCAATAATTACTGTGCCATCTGGTAATGCGTCAACTTCGGCTTGAGATTTAACCAAAATTGGGCCTACAGGTTTTTGAGCAGCAGGAACTGCACTAGGATTAGAAATGGGATTAGCGGGATTAACAATTGCAGCTTTTTTTGATGGACCAGCAGAAGTCCAAGGAGCATTACCTGTGTTATCTAATTTATCGTAATCAAAATCTCCTGTTTTTTTATCAAGAAGATCAATGTTATCAATAACGGTTTTATTTGGATTAACATATCCCTTATTTTTCAAAGTGTTGTACAAATCCCAAGGAATACGGTTTTCATTAACAGAATAATCAACTCCGGGCGTGCCTTTACCAATTGGATTGTCATTGGTGTAATCATCCCATTTTGCATCAAATCCGTCTGTTATTTTGTAAACTTTGTAATAATTTGATTTAGCCCTCAGATAATCTTGTTGGTTCTGATTGCCGATAAGATACCCCATGGCCAGCTCTTTACGAACTGGTGCGGGAGTATTTGCATCGCCAAGGGCCCCAATGATGCTTTGCATTTCTTGAACAGCGACTCGACTTCCGACAAGGCCCTTAGCTTGTCCAAGACCAGCTTGAGTAGCAAGTTTATCAAGAGCAATTAAGTCTGGTTGAAATAATTTGCGAACATCGTTAACAATTCCACCAATAAGAGGGATTTTAGAAAATGTTGTTACTTTTTCACCAATGTTTAATTCTCGGCCAATAATATCGCGGCTGCGTTGAAGATCAGAAATAAGTGCTGCATTTCCGTCCATTTCTTTTCGCGCAGCAGCACGCATTGCAAGGTTGTTTGACACCGTTTCACTGGATGTCATGTTAACATTAGGATTACCTGTAACCGCAGGAACTCCTTCCCGAATAGCGTTTTTAATGGAATCGTTAGCATCTTTGCCGGGTGCCCAAACAAACTGGTTGTTTTTATTTTGATAACCAAATCCACCAGTTGTAAACGGAATTTCTTCAATTGGTTTGACCAAAGGTTCAATTGCAGGGCCAGCAGGAATAGATGCAGCAGCTACGGGAGTTGCTGGAATTTGCGGAGTAGGAGCAGTAGCGGCTAACGGTAAACCAGTTTCGGTTTTAACTTGATTAAGAAGACCGCCTTGAGGAATTGTTTCAATTACAGGAGCTTTAAAGCTACCCAATGCTTGCGGCAAACTTGGTGCAGCAACAGATTGTGGCGTAGGAGCAGGTACAGAAACCGCAGTTTGGGCGGGAGTCGTGGAATATGGAACACTACCAGCAATAACATCCGTTACCGTACCAAATATTTTTTGTCCCGCCGCATTTAGCGTATATGGACGAATTCTATGCCGTGGTTGACCAGTTACTGGGTCATCCGTGATTGCTCCAATAAACTCAAATTCAGTATTGCCTGAACCACGATTAAGCGCACTAGAAGGAAGGGCGGTTAATCCACCAGCGGTTCTGATGTAATTAATGCCTCCAACATTAATAACATCATATCCTTCTTTGGAAATAGCTTTGGCAACAGCTCCTTGACCCGCAGCTTGATTAATAGCAATCTGTTCAGGACTGCCGACAGCACTGGGTGCTAATGCGGTCAAAGCAGACGTTCCACGGGCTTTTAATGCCGCTTCCGCTCGTTTGTTACGCAATTCTTGCACTGCTGCTTGTTCTTCGGGGTCAAGCAAACGACTTTGCTGTTCAGCCAATCCCTTTTGATAACCAGCTTGAGCAATGGCAGCTTGAGTCTGTGGCGCAAGCAAAGCTGTCTGTTGCGCGTTCTTGAGCGCATTAGAGTAAGCCTGTTGGGTTTCGCCAACGTCAAATTTGCCGAGGTTGCTCGGCATACTCAAGGGCTGCGGCAGTGCGCTAAGTTGAAAGCCTGATGTAGGATTAGCCATGACGATTATTATTAACGATACGGTCCGGTATAGGGTTTGATTGTCGAACTAAAAGTAGTTCCGCTATACGTCGGAAGATTAAACGATGGATTAGTGTTTCCGCCCATTGGAAGCGTGTTAGCAGCTCCCGGAGTTGAACCTCCAAAATTAGCCATTCCCGCAAGACTGCCAAGATTTCCCAAGAGTTGGGCTTGAGTATTAGCTTTGGATTGAATGAGATTGGCTTGAGCACCAGCCTTGCTAAGGTCAAATTGGTTTTGCGCTTGGTTCTGGCCAATAGCAGCAGAAGCCAAGGAACCGGGGTCAAGACCGGATGTAGGAAGACCAGCCGTAGCGTTAGACGTAAGCGACAGTGCTTTTTGTTGAGCCTGATTACGAAGGTCCATTGCAGACAATCCCAATTGAGCAGCGGTCAATGGCCCAGCTCCAAATCCACCAGCACCAGCACGCGCCATGGTAGCGCGAGTGACCTGATTAGCCACATCGGTAGGAAGATTGCCGCCGCGCTCAAGGTCTTGAGCTACTTGTTTTTGTAGGCCAAAACGAGCAGCAGAAACATCGGGCATGTATTGCTGTTCAAGAGCAATCGACTTCTCAAGGTTTTGCTGGGCGTAACCTTGGGCCTGACGTTGCAAGGCTTCCAAGTCAATAGGCTTGTACTGTTGTTGATTAACGAGATCAGAAGCCTTCCTTTGGGCGCTAGAGGAGATTGCGGAAGCACCAAGCGCCGAAGCTCCCATAATCAGTGCAGCAGTTGTTGAAATAGCCATGTTATTTAATCTCCTTCATGTAATGTGTTTCGGTGATTTTGTACCCTCGTTTTGTGTAAAGTTTTCCCAATTTATCGCTATGGATGCTTTCTAAGTGTACCATGCCAATGCGTTTAACGCCTACGTCTGTTGCGATTTTCTCGTAAGCGTTAAGAAGCAAGATTCCTTCTCCTTTGCGGTATTGAGGGTCAACAAACCAAAACATTTCCTGTGATACCAAAACACCGTCATTTGGGTCCTTGCTTACAACAAACCCAAGCATACCGATTAACTTATCGTTGCGATAAGCACCAATAATGCGGCCAACGTCTCGTTTGATTATATCCGTCCAGCTCGCAATGAACGAAGACTCGTCATAATTGCCAACAATCTTTCCTTCCTGCCAGAACTGTTTGGCAAGAGGCGTAATTGAATCAAGTTTGTCGGCTTCAACAAATTTGATTTCAACTGACGTTTGGCTTTCTTGAGTCATGTAAATTGATTAAACAGGGTAGCCAGCAAACACAAACCATTTCGGGCTAAACTCCGTGGTGGTAGCATTAAGCGACTTGAGCATCGTTTCCGAGGTGGACTTGATAAGGCCAACCGTGGTTTGCAGCGACGACGTAGAAGCGGAAAGGAATTCAGTGTTATTACGCAAAGCCTGAATCTCGGTCTGACTGTACGAACCACCAATGCTGAGATTGCCGATTGTGCCAGCCACAGGGTTAACAGCGGGGTTGGAAATGTTTGTGAATGAGTTATCCGCTGGCAATCCAGCCAATCCGCTGAGAAATGTGTAATTAGGCAGCGTTCCTGTCGCAAACAATGTCAATAGATTGGATTTTTGCTGTTCCGTGAGGCTGGTGATGCTGTTAATAATGCGGCCATCCAAGAGCACCCATCCATTGGTCAAATCGTCGGATTGGCGCAAAGCCACCTTCATATCGCCCACTTGAAGCTCGCTGATAGGGGTGTAGGCACCCAAATCCTGATTCCAAGCCATGAAACGCTTGGTGGTGGTGTTGTAGAACAACCCTTGGTTACTTGTGGGTGGAGTAGCGCCGCTAATGAAAAAGCTAACGTCTTGGGAAATGCTGCCAGTAATGAACTCACTGATGATGCTCAACAGCTCATCAATGTTAACTGCCTGAATACCCACAGGTACAGGATTGGCAATGAGGGTAATAGGAATGGAAGTCGCCATGGCGTTAATTTATCACTCTGAGGGATTAGGGGCAATTGTTAGCTAGGATAAGTAGGGGTGTAACCCGTTTCAATGTAATTACTCGAAATCGGGGAAAGTGCTTCTGCCGAGCTGCGCTCAACAAAGGAGTAGTTTTGCGAGCCGTTAGGCACGTATTCAGGGCAACTGGCCTCAGGGAGGATGTGTTGACCAGTCTCAGGGTCAAGAACCTCGCCTTCCGTGTTATCGGGGTTGTAATCGACGGTTAAACGATAAGCCTTGAGCGCACCGACACCCGTGAAATAGAGCAAAAGGCTGAAAGCGCGATCAATGTCATCCTGATCTTTGTCTTCTACGTTGGCAGAAGTGCAGGTTTCCTGTGCGCGATTGTCCTTAGCGCGAATATCACGGGTTTGCTTGGCAAAACTTTCGTGATTCGTGGCATTCACAATTGGCGTGTAGTCAGGGTTGTCCAAAAGAACTGAACCCGGAGTTGCCATGACGGAAGTATCAAGCAATTGATGGTATTTGCCGCGCAATCCCTTCCAGAAGCCTTCGATGGTAACGCCACCGTAGATTTGAGTCATCAATAAGCGGAAGGTGCGGAATATGGCTTTGGAGAATGGACCGTCCGTAACGGAATGGGATTTGGTTTCAATGGTCCACGACACGGGTTCATTGTTGTCCGCACGATTGCCATTAAACGCCTTCCAGACGCGAATAACGCCATCGTAGTCAACTGACATGCAGTACACCTTCTTTTGCCCGTTAATGACCGCTGTAGCCCATTCTACGGGCCTTAGACCCGTCCATACGCCTTGCCATGCGCTGCTACTAAAGGAACTGCCAGCAGACACGTTAAATCCTACGGGCATCACGATGCGGTCAAGAACCTGCGTATGACCATTGTAGATGCGTCCACGGTAGGTAGCCTTATACTCAGGATTAGAAGGCTTAATAGCCACAGGAACTGACCACCAGACGTAAGAATCAAAGCTACCAGCGCAAATAGCAGAGCGATTCCCGCTCATTTGCTGTTTGGAGTAGGCCATTTCGCTGTCAATGGGAGGCAGGGCTTGGGTTGAAACAACCGTTCCGAAGCTGTCAAAGGCAACGATACCGTTGTCCGAGTACCAATGCAGCAAGCCCATGTGGTTAATCATGGACTTATGGCTAACGCATCCTACGCCAGCGAACACTTTACGTTGGAAATCGGCTACAGTAATCCATTCGCTGCGTTGCTGGATGCCTGATTGGATGGTAAATATGCCCGTATCGGTTCCAACAAACAGCATGTTTTGTTGAACACCTGATGCTCCACGGTCAATAAGGCCAGTAACCGTAGTTGGGAAGTTAAACGACGGGATGTTAATCAAGACCGTCTCATCGGTAAAGGTTAGCGGGTCGCCAAGGTCAGAAGCGAATACTTGAGTGCCGTTGGCCACCCAAAGGCGATTGCCGCTCCAAGCCATCCACAGGCCCAAACGGGTCTGATTGTAGCCATCCACGTAGATTGTGTTACCTTGGTCATCCGTCTTCCATTTCTTGACCGGATTGAGGCTACCAGCAGCTACGCCATCCCAGTAACAAGCACGGCTAACACCGTCCTGCATGATCAAGATGTTCTGTGGAGCTGTAACCCACACTCGACCATTCTGTAGGGTAGAGGTGCGAACCGTGTTAACCGCGCAAATTTGATCTGCTTGGCGGCTAAATTGGATTTGAGTGATCAAAACTGGGTTATTAACCGTGCCGTCAGGATTGATATTGCAGTAAAAAACGGCTCCAGACACGCCAAACAGCAATTGAGGATTGCCGTTGGTAGGCTGAAAGAACGTAAAGAACTGCGGGTAAACGTCAGGTGTACCATTATTGAACCACCAGTTGTAGAAATCGCCGCTAGACGAATTGTACATCAAGGATAGCACGCTATCAAACCCCGGACGGGTCTGCCAAATGCCACCCTTGTTGACCGAATTTTCAGCCCAGCGCACTTGAGTATCGCCCACAAACTGAGGGTCAACGTAGCTATTCACCCCATCGGTGAAGCCAATGACATCCTTGTAGGTTCTAGTTTGTGGAACTGTATGCGCCATGGTTCATTAAGGATTAACGGTAGTCAGTCGCACCCATGCCGTAGCCGGGTTCAATCTGTAGCTTAAAGGTAGCTGGACCGTCCTCAATGAGCAAGCGTTCAAGAAGGAGCTTAATGGCTTTGTCTTCGTATGCTTGAGCAATATCAAGATTGTTTGTCTCAAAGAGGCGAATGGATTTGAGCAGGAAGATCAAAGCGGCTTTTGAGGGCAGCGGGATAATGTCGGTATCATTGACGAAACGAATCTCGCTACGGCGATACTTGATGCGAACCCACTTGCAGTTGGCGTTAACGCGAATGCGACGGTACTGTGGTTGTGTCTCGGATGGGGCGTAATAGCCGATTGTGCGGCCATTGGCTTGATTGGTGCCGGGGAACCCAATCAGCTTAACGTAACCCTGTGTAACTGGTTTATCGACACGGGTAATCCGCTTGAATTGGGTAGCAGCCGAATCAATAGCCGCATAGCCGTTAAGCAGCGGGATTTGAACGCTAACAAACTTCTCATTGTAATTGGAGTCCATCGTGTCCCCGTAAACGGTGATAGACAGGTTGCCTTGTCCATCGGCAGGGTTCTCAACAATAGCCGCAAGATAAGACCATTCCTTGAGGTCTTGGAAGGTAGCGGAAAGCCCACGGTCATCCCAAACGTAACCTGAATCACCCCCTGCACCCATTCCGTAAATGCCGCCACCACCTTGTTCAGTGCCGGGACCATTGATGTGATATTGAAACCACGAATTACGAAATTGAGCAGGGAATCCGCCAACATTGGTCGCAAGGATAACTCCCACTTCACTGGGCAGCGTAACCACGCCACAACCGTCCGAGCACACATCCATGGTGCCCAAATACGGGTTCCAGTTAGCCTTCCACGTAGCTAACTCAATAGCACGCTGGATGTAGTCGATGATAGCATTGCGGTCATCAATGCCGAGAACGTCGCGGCTTTTCGATGAAGCAATGATTTCACCAAGGGTGGGGTAGCCCAGTAGGGCCTGTCCGTGGGTTAGCATGGTTATTCGTTGTCGTCTTCGTCATCCTCTTCGGATTTCTTGGAGTTGGACTTCTTGATCATCTTATCAACAACATCATCCATGTCGCCTTCTGATTCGTAATCATCGGGCATACAAATGGTGCGGACTTCTAGCTCAACCGAAGTGGTTGTTTTTCCGTTTTGGTCAGTGCGAACATTGATGCTGCGACGTTTAAAGTCGATCAACACGCAGCCTTCTTCGGGAATGCCTTCCAAGCCTTCAACATCACTAATGTAAAAAGATGGGTAATATTTCTTTTTTTTGCCCTTAGATTCGGATTCAGTAGCCACAGCAAGTTCTCCAATCTCAGCGGTCTTGCCAAGTTCAATATGGACGGGGAATTCTTTTTCGCGTTGTGATTCAGTCATGGTAGTAATTAGTTAATGAAACCGGGGGATGTGATGGTGTAGGAAGGCATGTTAAACACAACGCATTGTGCTCCAATGAGCAATTGCTGGTTTCCCTTGAGGTACAAGCTCAAACCTTGAGTAATATCCAGCGTGGCCCAAATGCTGTAGCTCTCAACGGTTCCATAAACCACATTGCCAACATTGCGGGTCAACTTGGCAAAAGGAATGGCTTTAAGGCCAATTTCGCCCTCACCAATGTTCTGAGTGATGAATAGGTCGCCAGAAGTATCGCCGCCATTAGCATTCCAAGCCACTTGAATCTCGAAATGAAACAGGTAGGTTCCGCTATTGAACGGCACAGCACCAAAATTGATAATCTTTTCGGTGGTCAGCGCATTCAGCGCATCAGCATAGGGATAAGTAGGATTCCAGTAAGCCCCAGTAAAATAGGCCAAAGGATTGGAATCGCCAGCAATACCAGTAGGACCCGTTGCACCAGTAATGCCGCGCAATCCTTGGGGTCCTTGGCTACCAGTAACGCCAGTAGGGCCTTGAACACCCGTAGAACCGCGATTGCCTTGTGGACCAGTAGGACCAGAAGGACCTGTAGCACCCTGTGGTCCAGCCACAACCGTTGTAACCGGAACCGGAGGCTGGCAAATCATGCTAACATCGGAGCAGCATCCAGTTGTGCCAGATGAGCTAGGTTCAGGAGGGTTACAGGTAGAGCAGGACATGGCGAAATGGTATCAGTTTGAAGGATTTAGGGCAATTAAACCCAAATTAGACATCAGGTGTAATTGTTGAATACTTGATTTCCGCTTCCTTGATCGTAAACGACTGTGCCACCCGGAGAAGACGGATAACCGTTAGGGCCTGTGTTATCGGTCGCAAATGTTTTGTTTCCAGACGCTATGGATTGAGCCGTATGATCTTGCAACCAAATTCCTGTAACGCAACCAACAAAGGTATTATTTGTCACAAGGTGTCCTGCCGTATCTTGAAGAACAACACCATTGCCATTATTTGTGCGTAACCAATTATTGTGAATAAAACTAAAATGACTATCATCACTAATATCAATTCCTACAAATGACGAGGTACCAGCATCACCAAAGAACAAACAATCGTGAATGTAAACACGTTTTATTTTTCTAATGTAAATTGATCTTTGGCTATTAGCACCATGGGTGTTAGAAATACAAATATGTTCTTGGGTACTGCTTGGAGATGCGTACAAACCGTATTGACCAAGTAATGTGCAATCATCAATAATTGTACCTTCCAAATTGCCAGATATGTATATGCATTTATCGAAATTGTAAAAATCACATGCTATAAATCTGGTAGGATTGGATTCAGCGGTATAACACGGAGCACCACCGTTTCCTGAGGTGGCTAATTGAACACCGTTTGCTCCTGTAGTATCATCATTTTTACCACGAAAAGTACAATTAATAAGTTTGGCATTCCAAGCATTAGTTATTCTAACTTGATAAGCGTAATAACCACTTCCATAATATGCGCTTTGTGGATTAATTGTTATTCCCCTCATTTCCAAAGATTGAAAAGTGTTAGAACACGCTGCTCCCCAACTTAAATCTATTCCAATTGCTGCAACAGCTCCAGTTGTTTCAACAGCAACACTAAAATCAGCTAGTAATAAACTGCACTGACTTCCTTCCGTTTTATTGAATCCAAGTCTTAAAAGTCCAGAATTGCTATATCCTGAAAGAACGGAGACGCCTTGCCCGTCTCCCATAATTGTAAGACTCTTTGGAAGCGCAATTGAATCGTTGTAAACCAGACTATTTAATCGGTATCGGCCAGCAGGGAAATAAACGCATCCTCCCGTAAAAAGAGAAATAGCGGCATCCATGGCTTTTTGAAATGCCGCTGAATCATCGTTTGTTCCATCACCTCTAGCTCCAAAATCCCTGACATTTAATTTTGGGAAAGAGCTTCCGGTTATGTATTGAACAGAAATATCAGATTCATTTGCACCCCATGACTGAAACAAAAATTGCATAGTTTGCGCTGGTCCAATAACTGTCGGCAAACTGCCATTTGTTTTCCAAGTTCCAAGTTGTGACCAAGTAATAGTTAAATTCCCGCCCGTGCTGTTGTACAATTCAAGCACAGAAAAAGCTGTACTAGCCCTATTAGATGTTGCTACTATTACAGCATTAATTGTCAGGGGTATGCGTGCTCTAGCTACGGAAACATCGACGGTTATGTTTCCTCCAGATGGATAATTAAGTTCAGGAACAAGTTTTAACTGAGTGGCTTCAACAATCGACAATCCCGCATTGCCGCCTTGGACAACAACGTCACTTGCTAAAATCCCGCTATCTTTGACCGTTGAGGAATTAACAAACGAAACTAAGTGATCAGCGGTAACTGCTGTGCTGACGGTGAATCCGGGACCTGTGGGGCCAGTTTGTCCAATCGGACCTTGCAAACCTGTAGAACCAGTAACGCCTTGCGGGCCTTGTACGCCAGTTTGGCCCACCGGACCAGTTTGACCTACTGGACCTGTTTGACCCACGTTGCCTTGTAGGCCAGTAGCACCTTGAATGCCTTGAACTCCTGTTTGACCAGTCAATCCTTGCAGTCCGGTAGCTCCGGTAATGCCTTGATTTCCCTGTATGCCTGTAGCGCCTTGTATGCCTTGAGTGCCAGTAGGTCCCTGAATGCCTTGAAGTCCAGTTGGACCTGTGGTTCCTTGTATCCCCTGAATGCCCGTTGCTCCAGTGGGACCTGATATTCCCACTCCGGTAGCGCCAGTTGACCCTGTTGTTCCAGTTGCGCCAGTTGAACCAACCGTTCCCGTTGGGCCTTGGATACCTGTAGGACCAGTAGTTCCTTGAAGTCCTGTTGAGCCTTGTGAGCCTGTTGGTCCAGTTACTCCGGTTGGTCCAGTAATGCCTTGAAAACCTTGTGCTCCGGTAGCTCCTGTAGCGCCGGGAACAGTGCTTGCAGCGCCAGTAGGCCCAGCGGGACCAGTAGAACCAACATCGCCCTTAAGGCCAGATGCCCCTGTAGGTCCAGTAGAACCTTCGGGTCCGGTAGGTCCTTGCGGTCCAGTAGCGCCAATTGTAGCCGCAGGGCCGGGAGGTCCTTCTGCACCTGTTGCTCCAACAGGACCAGTAGCCCCCAAATTTCCTTGTGGTCCAGTAGCACCTGTGGGGCCAGCAGGTCCACCAGCAGGGCCGGGGTCGCCAGCTCGTCCAGACGCACCAGTAGCTCCTACTGGCCCAGTCGCTCCCGTTGCTCCCAGTGTGCTTTCTGGAGTTTGAGTGATTGGTTGCTGAACAAAATTGAAGGTGTCGTTAGCCACAGGTTAAATTAGGGATTAAAAGTTATCGTTACATTAACATTTTCAGAGGTTGCTTGAGAACCATTATCATCAGTTACCGTACAAGTCCATAACGCATTGTAAACACCAGATTCGTTAGTAGTTAAGGCAAAAACCACGTTATCTGCCGTCAAGCTACTGATACCGTTGAAGTCTCCTTCGATGAAATTCCACTGATACGTGTAGGGCAGCTTGCCGCCATCTGCCGATACGATGATGTTATTGGTGTTGGCGCTAGTTGGGAATTCGTAGGTTTGCGCTTCCGCAGTTGCCACATTGGTATTGAGGCTAACAATTATGTTAACCTCTTGACTGGCAATGGAAACAACATTTAGTGCGCGCATACATTAGGAGGTCCATGCAGCTACGATACCGTTGTCAAAGTTGTTCCAAGCAAAGAGGGCGAGTAAGCCCGTGGAATTTGCCGCTAGGGTAGTAGGCACTGTTCCATTTGGAAACCACTTCCAGTCAATGGGGAACGTAAGGTTGCGCTCAGTTCCATCTGAATCAATGCGGATAAGGAGCGATTGACCTTCGGTAATTCCCGTAAGCTGAATGTCAACGTCTCCTAAAATATTGAGATATTGATTATCACCATCAGCCATATCAATCACTGTTGTTGCTCCGTAAGTAACTGTATGGATTCGGCTTATGTACCGATCTGCCGTAACTTTTTCTGGAGCTTGCAAATTTGTCGGAAGGCCAAGGGTGTAAGTAGCGCCAGTTGGAACAGCAGTAATTTGATTCGCAGTTCCGTTAATCACTGGTGTTGCTCCAGTAGCGCCGATTGCACCCGTTGCGCCCGTAGGACCAGTTGGCCCATTAGCAGGACCCGTAGGTCCCATCGGTCCCGTAGAACCGCTTGGTCCGGTAGCTCCACTTGGACCGGACGCACCTGTTGGACCAGCAACACCACTGGCACCGCTAGGCCCAGTAGGCCCTGTAGGGCCGTTTGCTGGCCCTGTGGGGCCTTGTGGACCCGTAGCGCCAGTTACACCCGTTTCGCCAATTAAACCCTGTAAACCCAAAGGCCCGGTAGCTCCTTGCGGTCCGGTAGGACCACTTGGTCCTGCGGCTCCAGTTGCACCAGACTGACCAGCGGGACCCGTAGCGCCTTGAATTCCTTCGGGGCCTTGTGCTCCGATAGTGCCTTGCGGTCCTGTTGGGCCTTGTAAACCACTAGGACCTGTTGGGCCTACAGCTCCAGTTGATCCAGATGGACCCGTTGGTCCACCAGCAGGTCCCGCAGGTCCTTGTGGGCCAGATGCACCAGTAGGCCCTACAACCCCTTTAAAAAGGTAGGCTACTGTCGGGGGAATCATGCAACTGTAATTGTCTGCCATAAAAGTTATGATAATGGTAATTTAAGGCTGGCGCAACCGCATTGAGGCTGCTAGGTTGCGGAATATCCCAATGCGTGCTGAATTATTCATGGTAACTTACGGCAACGATTATGAGTTTGCCGAATACACCCTACGTTCAATCAAAAAGTTTGGCTTTGGTTTTGCTGGCATAACTATCGTTGTCCCAACTAAAGACGAAACTAAATTTAAGGTCTTGGCCAGCAAATACGGCGTAAATCTACGCAGTTTCTTTGAAGCTCACGGTAAGGGCTTTCTCCATCATCAAGTCGTCAAATGCGAAGCTGACCTATGGTGCCCAAGGGACACCGATTTGATTGTTCACATCGACGCTGATTGCGTGTTTAAGGAGCCGTTTAGCCCTGAAACATTCATGCATGAGAATAAAGTCATTCTGGTGCGCGAGCATTTCGAGGATTTCAAGCAATATGGAGCACGTTACTCATGGAAGCATAACGTAGAGTATGCGCTAGGCATCAACGTCGAATGGGAAACAATGTGTCGCCATCCAAGCGTGTTCTACAAAGACATGTATGCCAAAATGCGCGCTCGCGTTGAGGAGCGTCATCATTATCCGTTTACCCAATATGTACTCTTACAGCGAAACGAATTCCCGCAGTCATTCGCGGAATTTCCAACAATCGGTGGATATGCAATCGAATTTGAGCCTGAACGGTATCAAATGGTTAATCAGATTATTACTCCCGGCCCGTTTTACCAAGACGAGTATTGGCGGCAATTCAACATCAACCCTGTACCCCGTGACGATAAAGGTTTTCCAACCGTAAAGGATGAGGTCAACATCACGTTATGGGAAAATGCTGACGGCACTCACGAAGTAAGGGGCTTAATTTCGCCCGTCCAATACTTCTGGTCGCGTAGGGGTGTTACGCCTGAGTACCGTCAGCAGCTTGAAGCTATCCTAGCTTAATCAAGGGCGCAAGCCTTTGATGTATTGCTCAATGAACGTGCTCTTGGTTGGATTGCCTGAGGCTGATTTGCACGCAGCATAGGAAAAGTGAACCATACGGGCTTCGGCCCAACGTCCGCTGTTCCAAGGTTGCATGATGCTATCTTCCTTGAGCCAGAACTTGTCTTCGATTCCGTCAAGAATGGCCCTATCGGTAGGAATCACACTAGCGGTTGAGTAATTGAAGTTCTTGATAGCATTGGTTAAATGCTGCAACGCTTCCTTGCCTGACGAAACAGCAGCCAAGGAGCCATTCCCAAGCAGGGTAAAGGCATCGGGTGCGGGAACGTCATCGCTGGTGAAAGATTGATTAGGGAACACATCGTATTCCGTCATCAAGCCGCCACCATAGTAATCAAATGCCAACCAACGAAGAATAAGGGCATTCTCCTTCTTGCGGGATGCAGTGTAGTTAAGAGCGGTCAATTGCTTCTTAATCGCAGCGTAATGGGGGTGCTTGCTGGCATCCCACTCACTGAACACGACAGGGTTGTAGCCATAGGCTTTCCATGTCTTCTTCCACATCTCGATAATGCGTTCTTCTTCCGCAATGTTCGTATCGGGCGTCTTGTCGAAATAGCACGCGATGGTCTTGAGCGATTCAACAATAGTGGAAGCGCCAACGTACTTCACGTATTTTTTACGGACCGCAACAAGAGCAGACATGTCCTTAACTCCGTGATAGAGGTAGGGACGCTCGCCATTCTTATCAAGATTGCTCAAATCTGTTTCAGTGATGGTGCGGCGATTGAAGTCCAACAGGATATTGTTGGTGTCCTTGCTGATGGGCAGAACGCGAGGAGCGTGATGCGTATCATAACCAACTTGGGCTGGACCACCAATGATGTTCATGCCACCAGCTTTTTGCCAGAAATCGGTAGAGTAGATGGCAACGCCATTAAGGTGAGAAGCGGTAGGATGCTGAATGATGTGACCCACAGCGGATTTGCCAGAATTGTAGGCATCGTCATACGACTCCAGCATCTTGTTAATCCAATCGGGAGAAAGCGGGCAGCAATCAGCCTCAAGGTTAAGAAAAGCGAAGTAGTCAGTCTGCCATTCGCGGTTATACATCCGCTCCAGCAAGTCATAGAACATTTCATTGGGTCCAAATGGATACCCAGCAGCGTTCATACGACGGCATTTAAGCTCATGAACCTTGCTGAATTTATCGGCCAATCGGTCCTTGAGCGCATTGGTCATTTGCTCTGCGTCAAAGCGACGGTGGAAAGCAAAGTCCACCCTGTCGTTAAACTTGGGTTCAAGGTCAGCACTGAGTTCCGCAC